CTACCTAATTTAATATATATAAGTAATTCAGGTGGAATCTATCAAAGTAATAAAACACTAAAACGTCTTAAATATGTACTTGAATTAAGTGAAGAAAGAGTTACTTGTGAAATCGTAGATTCCATCCTTGGATTATATCGAATGCATGGTATTACAGATAATGAAGAATTTGAAGACATATTAAAAACTTGTAGATGTTGTATTTTTGTATTTGATACAAAACAAAAAAGATTAATACAAAGATTAATACGTCCATCATCATTACTACATTTAAAAAACGAGTTAACACATTCTGGTTTTATCTTTGCTTTTTATCAAGTATGTGCTACCGATGTTGATAACTCAGCTGTGTTAAATTTAACTTTAGCTAAGAAGAGAAAAAGTAAAGATACTTTTAAAGAAGTAGTTGATAAATCTGAATTAATTAATAAAATAACAAAAGAATATGTTGAAGTTAATAGAAAATATGTTTTACAATTAGTAAAAAATGAATTAAAAAAATATAATATTGAAATTAATAAAAACTTTAATGTGTATCTGGATTAAAGACAAATGAAAAATAATATAAATACTTTAAATGAAGAAGGAGCAGCTTGTTGTAAGAATTGTAAAAGAAAAAAGATAATAAGTTATCCATACATAAGTGTAGTAGATGATTTATTTTATGCAAGATGCCCAAATTGTAATTATTATGATCAGTATGAGTTTTTAGCAGTAAGTAGAAAAAAAGCAATATTAAATTGGAATACTACAATGTTAGCTAAAAAAGAATAGCCTAGAATTATCTAGGCTTTTTTTTTATTTTATATTTCGATTACGTTAACTCCAGCTTCTTCTGCTAATTTTTTAGCCATTTCTAAGTTAGTTTTCCAATATTCTGAAACAGTATTATCTTTTTTTGAGTTTCTATAATAAATAGTTTTTATTCCAGATTGAATTATAATAGATGTACAATGTATACAAGAGGGATAACCATAAACATAAATATCACAATCTGTTAAATCTTGTTTTGCATATAAAATTGCATTTTCTTCAGCGTGTAACATCAAAAGGCGCTTTATTTCTTTATCATTAAGTCTTTCTGAATTATCATCAATTCCTTTAGCAAATCCATTAAAACCAGTACTAACTACCCTATTATTTTTATCTACAATTACGGCACCTATTTTATGATTAGGATCTTTTGACATTGTAGATACTAATTCTGCCATTTTAATAAAATGATTTATCCATTTCATATTTAATCCTCTTGATTATTTTGTTTTACATTATAAATATTTAATAGTATATTATTACAAATAAGTAAAACAAAAAAGAAGGTATTACATGAAAAAGTGGTATGTCAATAAAATATATAAAAGGGAAGGATATAAAGGTCCAAAAGTATTAGATGGACTTTTTTTATCTAAAGCTCATCCTAGACAAAAATCTAGAATAGGCTATGATGGATTATATTATGAAATCACAAGTAATAAATACTTTCTTATAAGAGATGGTTTTAGCATAGAATCTGACAATGAAAAGGTCAATAATATCTTTGAAGCGATACGGATTTTACGTAATACTTTTACTGATTGCAATGAAAAAGCATTGAATCGTTTTATAAAGAAAATTGGAGAGCTTTAATATGAATACTATATTATCTATTTTAGAAAAATGTAATGAGTCTTATTCAAAAGGTCAAGTATATTGTTTAAAAGATGATGAAGTAAATATACTAGAAACTGAATTTAAGATTTCTTTGCCTACTACTTGGGTAGATGATTCAATATATGATACTATATATTATATGGCAAAAGAAAAATGGCCAAATGATAAATTTTTTAATAAATTGACATCTGATAATACTGGTTTTGGGCAAGATATTACTCATGAAATACCAATGGGTAGTATGGAAGAACTAAAAGAAAATGATATTTTAAAATGGAAAAAAGGTCACACTAGTTTTATACTTTCTGATAAATTAGATGGATGTTCTTTAATTCTCACTTATGAAAACAGTGAATTAAAAATCGCAGCAACAAGAGGTCATGGCACAGTAGGTAAAGATATATTAAGACATATTAAATATGTCGAAAATATTCCAATGAAAATTAAATGCAAACAAAAAATAATAGTTCGCGGTGAATTGTTATTTAAGAAAAACATGATTGAATCCATTTTAAAAGATATTGAATTAAAAACAGGTAAAGCTCAAAAAAATGGTCGTAATACTATAGCTGGAGCATTAAATCGTAAAGATACTGTGATTGATATTTTTAAGAGTGCTAAGTTTGTTGCATATTGGACTTCCCTTAATCAAGGATTATCTTTTGAATTATTAGAAGCTTTAGGATTTAATGTGCCTTATTATCAATATGTATCTGATGAAATTTTAAATGATGAAAATATGATTGATTATGTTAAAACACGTATGAAATTTTCTGATTATGAATTAGATGGTATCATATTAACACAAGTAGATAATGTTGAAACTGGTTTTGTTGGAGGTACTATAAATCCAAAATGCAGTCGTAAATTTAAATTAGGTATATATGATAATATTGCAGAATCTACAGTAACTAACATAAATTGGCAAATAAGTAGATGGGGAGTATTTACTCCTGTATTAGAAATCGAACCGGTTGAAGTAGCCGGTGCCACAATTACTAACATTACTGCACATAATTATGATAATGTTATAAAAACTAAATGTGGAATAGGTGCTAGAATTAAATTTAAGCGTGCTGGTTTAGTTATTCCTAAACTAGAAGAGGTTTTGATACCTTCTGAAGATTTTAATTTACCTAATTGTAAAACTGAAGTAAATGGTGTTGATTTACAATATATTTGGAGTGAGGAAACAGAAGATTTTCAAACAGAGATGAATATTCGTAAATTAGAATATTTTGGATCAAAATTAGAGATAGATCAGCTCGCTTATGGTAATTGTGCTAAGATATATAATTATATTTTAAATACTGAAAATAAAAGATTAGAGCCATATAAGATTTTTGAGCTCCCAGAAGGCTTAATTTCTACTTTAATAGGAAAGAATGGGGAAAAGATAGAAGCTAGTCTAAAAGCCAAAAAAAGTACCTTTACGGAGGTTAAATTTGCAGCTGCTAATGGTACTTTCGGTCCAGATATTGGTGAAAGAGTATTACAATTAGTTTGGAATAAATATGGTACTTTAGAAAATATGACTAAAGAAAAATTACAAGCTATTGATGGATTCGGTGAATCTAGAATAGAACAATATCTTGAATATGAGCATTTTTGGTATACAGAAAAAGTACATATGCAACTATTTGGATATAACATAATTTTTATTGATGATAAACCGATTTTAGAATCAAATTGTTGTGCTACATATAATGTTTGCTTTTCTGGTGTAAGAGATAATGCTTTAATGGAATATATAAATAAAAATGGTGGAAAAGCATCTGATAAATGGAATAAAAATGTAAATTATTTAGTAGTAAAAGATATTAATGGCACTTCTAGTAAAATAGAAAAAGCTAAAAAAATAAATTGTAAGATTATTACTTTAGAGGAAATTAAAAATGAATTACGAATTTGATCCTTCTGTAGTGAGTATAAGCAGTGCTTTAAATTCTGTTACAGATTTTTCATCTACAAGCCTTTTATCTCGGTCGAGTACTAATAATAAAATCTATTTACAAACATCAGAACGTAAAATTGATGTTGATACTATATTAACAAAAGAAGATTTAGCTACTAATAAACAACTTGCATATCAAGCTATTTATGAAGCATTAATTTCTGAAATTCCAGAAAAAGCAGATGAATATAAAACATTGTGTAAACTATATAATTGTAATTATAGGACAGTTGTATTACTCATAGAAAGTGAAAACTTAAAAAAAGAGAATAAACAGTTACAAGGAGCTTTGAAAAATGACTTCTGATGCATTTGGTTATATGAATTATGATCCTAACGTTGCAGCATATCCATCTGATGAAAAAGTGTACTATCAAATTACACCAATTGATATTCAAATATGTTATAAAAAATTATTTGATATGTACTGTGGATCATTTTTAGAAAGAAAAGGTGAATTTTTATCATTGTTACGTTTATATAATGGTGATTATAGACGAACTGTGATTACAATAGAAACTCAATTACTTTCAAAAGAAAGTGAAAAAATGGCAGAAGTATTTTCAACTAAAGTAGAAGAATAACAATTTTGGCTTTACATTTTACAAAAAATTATATAAAATTATATAATGTAAAGGAGATTAATATAATGGTTATAAAATGTGATAAATCAAAAGTAATTAAAAGATCAAAAGAACGCACTGCTCGTATTGGTAAAACGAGTATATATAACATTATATATAATCATAATGAGCTATCATTTACTGAAAAAGTAAATTATATACGTCATCATTATACTCACTACGAAGGAAATTATGAATTTTTTCATTATCCAAACGGTAAACCAAATAGATTAAAATTTGAATTGAATGAATTAATTCAAAACGTAGTTAGTAAAAAAGTAGATCCAAAAGAATTAAAAATCTTTAATAAAAGGGTCGATGCTTGGCGTAAAGAAAAAAGAAGGTTAGAAAAAGAAAAAAGAAAAAAACTTTTAGATGAGTTAAATAAAAGTTATTCAGAAATTAGACCAATTTCATTAACTACTATTAACTTATGGCTTTCTAAAAAAGGTCCCACTTCTATTAGTAGCTGTGATGATATTGATTTAGTAAAAGCATATTTAATTAGTAAAGATTGTGAAATAAAAGATGGTCAACTTTTTAATTATAAATATAAGCAAATAAAAGGTATGGCTAAAGCATGGTTACAAACTAGTAAAAATATACCTGAAGAACTAATTAAGAAGATACAAGAAGAAAATGAACTTTTACGTAAACAAGCATTAGAATTACAAGAAATGTATGTATCTCCGGCTAATGACAATAACTATATAACAGATGAGGAGTTATTATAATGCTTGAAAAAACGCTTTTTGTTACAAGAGGTATTCCAGGAAGTGGAAAAAGTACATTTGTAAATAGACATTTGGCAAATACTACTATCATTTGTCCAGATGAATTACGTATAAAATATGTAGGTATAAAAGAAACAGAAAATGGTCCACAAATTGATAACTCAAAAGATAAATTTATTTGGGATAAAGTTTTTCTTTTATTAGAAGAATCATTAAAGACTAATACATATACTACATTAGACGCAACCTCTACAAAACAACATGATTTAAATAAATATTTAAAATTATGTCAAAAATATGGTGCTAAATTAGTAATAATTGATTTTTCTAAAATATCTCTTTTAGAATGTAAGTTACGTAATATTCAACGTGAAAAGTTTAGAATTGTACCAGAAGAAGTTTTAGACAGAATGTATAAAAATTTACAAAATAAATTGACATCAGAATTACAAGAATGTCTAATAGATTTTGAAGATTTTATAAGAAAATATGAATTGAAAGGTTAATGATGAGCTATTATAATGATTTATTACAGTTTATAAAAGATAATGCCAATTGGATTGAATTATTGGCAAACGCTCCATATTTTATAACTGTTAAACAATGTCCTTTTAAAGACGATTCTGAAAATCTATTATATCCAGAATTATATATGTTTTCTTATAGTCAATTTGAAAGTGATTTTACTAATCCAATTGTAAAAGCTTGTCGAGGTAGCATTGTTTCGATTGAAAATAATGCACCTTATATGGTTTGTACGCCTTTTTACAAATTTGGTAATTATGGAGAAAATTATACAGATGAAATCGATTGGGAATCTGTAGTTGTTAGAGACAAAGTAGATGGTTGTTTGATTAAATTATTTAATTATAAAAATCATTGGTATTGGATTACTAACAACGGTTGGGATATTAAAGCAAATTTACCATCTGCTTTAAAATGTTGTTATGTAGAAAAAGCAACTGAAAATGCTAAAACTTTTGAAGATTTAATTCAATATACCTTAAAAGTTAATCATTTATCCTTTTCAGAAGAAAGTTTAAATCCAGACTATACGTATATGTTTGAATTAATATCTCCACAAAATAGAATAATTTGTGAATATGAAAAAACTGAATTATATTTATTAGGTGGACGTAATAAACAAACCTATCAAGAATTTACTCCTGAACAACTACAGAAAGATTTTGAAAGTCTAAAATCTTTTAAAATACCAACTGTATTTAATATTAATAATATTAATGATATTATTGCATTATGTAATTCATATTCTGACACTAAATATGAAGGAGTAGTAGTTTGTGATAAAAACTTTAAACGTTTTAAAATTAAATGTGCTCATTATTTAGAAATAAAAGGGTTTAAGCATTTATTTGAAGGTTTTACTGATACAAAAATTTTTGAATCTTGGAAAAATGGTACAATAGATGATGTAATCGGTGTATTTCCAGCAATACAAACTCAATTAACTAAAATCAAAGAAGTATATGCAGAAGCCAAAAAAAGAATAGATATGTTATTTCAATTGGCTAATATAAAATATACTGAATTACTTTTAGAAAAACGTACTAAAAAAGATTATGCTTTTTGGGTACAAAAAAATTTCAAAGACTTGAGCAGTTTAATGTTTTTTGCAATTAAAGATGATGTAAAAATAGAAGACTTCATTTCACGTCTTAAATATGAACAAATTGAACAGTATGCTAATTTATATAAGGAATAAAAATGTTTTTTTCTAATACAGAAAATAAAAATTATTTATCGGTATATAATCGTATAAGACCGATACATTTGATATTTGTATCATTTTATAATAAGCATTTTTCAGCAAGTAACAGAATGTATAGTTATGTTTGTGATGAAGAATTTTTAAAAAAATTACTAGATTTACAGTGCTTGGCTAATACAAATATTTCTAATAAGACTACTAACTATTTTATATGTTTGGATACATTACCTTCAGAGATACCAGCTTTAACTAAATTCTATAATAATGATTTAGTTAGCGTTTTTAAAACATATTTTGGATTAGCGGATTTAGATAAGTTATATAAAGGGGATGCAAATGTCATTGAATAATTTTATTAAACGTTTATTTAAAAAAGATAGTGTATATATACATTTGCCAGAAAGCATTTTTAAAGATAAAAAAATACTCTCATATGAAGATTTTTATAAAAAGTCTGGAATTTTAGAATATACTGAAAAAATGCGTAAAGAAAATAAGTATAATACATATCATGTTGATAATGTAAGAGCTAATAATGAAACACAGCAAAAAATATTAGCTTTTATAACAAATAATTTAATAACTACCAAAAATAAATATTCAAAAATGTATACTGAAAAAAAATTACGTGTAAATATTAGTTTTGAAGCTTTGATATTTGGTCCTTCTACTGATGAAAGTGTAAAAAACGATTATATTAAAATATTAAAACCTTTTAACAAACAATATAAATTAGTTACAGAGGAAATAGTAAATGGAAAACAATAAAGAAAAAAATTTTAAAGAAATGTTTGGTTTAAAATTTGATAATGATGGTAAATGGACAGCCGAAGACATAGGTAATACACCGGTTGTGCCAAAAGCCAATAGAAAACAGCGTAGAGTAGCTAAAGTAATTTTGAGAAAAGCAAAGAAAAAGGTAAAATAATGTATAACATAATCAATTTAAATACTACACAATCCGTAGATATAAATTTTACAGAAAATAATATTAGTAGTATTTTAAAAAAATGTAAAACACGTGATATTCCAAAAGAAGATTATGAAAAAATAGAGGCGGGCTTAAATTTATTACGTAATGTTTTTTGTAATTTTCAAGTAGATGCTACTATAGATGAAATTGATTTAGATGAAGATGTTATAGATGAAGCCTATTCAGATTTACATGGTGATTCTACATATGATGATGGTATGAATGATGCTTGCAATAATATTAGAAAATATAAACTTTCAATGAAACAAACACATGGAATGTTATTATACAAGCTGGATAAACTAGCATATAATTATGGAAAGCAAGAATCATTAACAAAAGATGAAATAAAAACGATAAAAGAACTTTTAGATTATGAATATAACAAACTATGGTAAAAATTAGACTTATTTCAGATTTACATTTTACTGGTGGTATAAATGGACCAGATTGTGATAAAACGTATAAACAGTCTGGGCTATATCACTATTTTGGTAAAAAATTACAACAAGAAACAGATTGCGTTACATTAATAGCCGGAGATATTTTAGAAGGTTTTGATAAACATTCAGATTTTTTTAATTCTTTTTTTCCAAATCAACATGTAATTTTTGTAGAAGGTAATCATTCTGTATATATCAGAGATAAATATACAATAGATGAAATTAAACAAGAATTAAAGAAACAATTTCCAATTACACATTGCTATTATCACTATTTAGAAAATGATTGGATGTGGATTCCAGGTTGTAATAATGAAGTAGCAGTAATAGGTAGTACTTTTTACACAGACTATCAATATAATGTATTTGGAGATGTAAATGAGTATAATGCTCATCAACGAAGTTTAAACGCTATGTCTCTTTTATATGGTTTACCAATGCTAGAGCGTAAACCGGCAAAAAGATTAAGTAAAAAGATGATATTACATGAAAATTTATTTTTAGCAAGAATGCGTTTAAATGATTTTAAGTGGGGCAATATCTATGATAATGATTTAAAAAGAATTAGAAATCTAGACCCAGAAGATTATTTAAAAATGCATAACAAAGCTAAATTAAAAATAGAAAATGCATATAATGAAATCTTAAAATTTAATCCAAATGCTAAAATAATTTTAATGACTCATCATTGTTTATCTCATAAATGTATCGATAAACAGTATAACAAGAGTAAAGCGAATGCTAGTTATATATCAAAATTAGATTCTTGGATTGATACGATGCCAAATATTAAATTGGTTTTTTCAGGACACGTTCACTGTAGAAAAGATTTCAAATTTGGTAAAAATAAAACACGGTATATAATAAACGCATGTGGATATATACCTTATCGAGAACCATTTAAACCGAAAAAATTTAATCCAAACCTCATAATAGATACAAATAATTTGTAGAAAGTAGATCCTCTTCATATTCTATATGTAAGAGGATTTTTATTAAATGAGGTTAAAAATGCAAAATAAAATACTATTTGATTTTCACAAAGAAGGTGATAATTGGATTTTAGTTATTACTAACAATGAAACTAATCAAAGTTTACCTCCAATTACATTGAGAGAAGATATTACACATGAAGAAGTAACAGCTTTAGCTATTGAACTAGCCAAAGGAAATATTACAGAAACTTATATTAATTTTAAAGGATAAATTCATGGAAAATTTAGAAGAACTTATGGAACCAGAATTAAAAAAAGCAGTAGACGATATAATACAAGAATTAAAAACATCTAAGTTAGTTACTACTGAATTAACGGCTTTTAGTGAGTTAGATTCGGATGTGATTACTGAATTTTGCGAAAATAATAATCTTACTGTATTTTCTGAATTTAAAACTGCTTTGACTACCCCATATGCTTTAGCTAAATATATTATGCTATCAATCGATCAAGCAAATATAATTAAAAAAATTGAAAGCGAATTATCTACAAAATTAGATGATGAAAAAGTCAAATATACAATTTATAAGAATTTTTCAAATCAAATTGCTTTTGAAAAAGTCATTCCTCTAAATAGTGATGAAAAACCTCAACAACTTTTAGTAAAATATAGAATTGATCAAGACACAAATAAAATAATTTATTCAATACTAGGTGGACATTGGGGTTGGGATGTTACTATTAATCAATTAAAAGCTTTATTAGAAAATCAAACAATTGTTAGTGAAACAATTTCAAAAACAGTTGCTAACAAAGTTACTAACAGTCAAGATACTATCAGTTTGGATGCATTTGGTATTAAAATTATAGTACAAAAACCATAAAAAACAAATCATTAGAAGATACGTATGTTTACTATTTGGAAAATTAAAATGAATTTTTTAAAAAATTGGTTTTTCTTTTCTGAAAATATGTGTTTAATATTAAAAGCGTTAAGTTAATTTATTTGACAGGAGGCAAACAAATTATGGGTATTGTTAAAATTAGAATGAATACTTGGAATAGACGCGGAAATAGAGACACGAAGTTCAAAAGAAATGTTGCACCTCGTGAAGGGTTTTTGGATTTTTGTACAAAAACTAATACAGTTACAATAAAAAACTCTGGAAATAAATGGAAACCTTGGGATACATCAATTCCTCGTGGTAAAGATGAAGCATATATACAAAGTAGAAAAGAGCTTTATTCAGGTTTATGCTTCGAAAATAAGCAGCAAGCTCAAAAATTTATGGAAAAACATAAAGACGAGATAGCTGCTATAGCCGCGGCTAATCCACTTTTTGATCATTGGTCAATTATGAATGTAATAGACCGCTTTAAACCGACTTCAAAAATGGTTTATGGTAAAGACATTATAGAAGATTAGATTTTTAAGATATTATATAAAGGAGGTTTGAATGAAGGGTTCCATCGGATATAAACAATATAAAGAGCATTTTAATTCTGCCCCAGATATCAAAATGGAAATAGCTGAGCTTTCTACATTAGGAAACTGCAGATATAATCCAAATGATAAAAAAACGGCAGATATAAGTGAATTTTTAAAACGTCCTGTCAGATATCATTTTGACATTAAAGTTAAACCTGCTAATGTACCTACTTTGTTTCATCATGCTTGCTATTTTGATAGTAAAGAAGATGCAGAAAAAGCACATCGTCAATTTAAAATCAAACTATACGATCAGCAAACTAAACCATATTTAGATAAGATTGCCAAAAAAAGAAATTTATCAGTAGAGGATCAAGAAAAAATTTTACAAATAATTGATATGATTGACAAAATTTAATTTTTGTTAGGTTTTTTACGCCGTCTAATAGCTTCCATGAACTTTTCTTTATTTTCTTTAGATTTGTACCAATCGGAACGCTTTTTGGCGGCTTTTTTATTGTTTTCTTTGTATTTAGGATTAGCTTTTCTTTTAATATGTCCTTTTTTAACAGCTTCTGAATTACCTTTTGTACCTTTATACATATCACTTCTTAAAAAGATATCTTCTTCTGGTTTTGAATGCTGAAATTTAGACTTTTGAAGCGCTCCAAAGTTTTTAAATCTTGGATCTTGTTCATTTGCTAATAATAACTCTAATGTTTCATTTAAAATTTGTTCAAGTCGCATTATACTAATTCCTTTCCAGGTACATATAATCTTTGAGCAAAGCGATTATTTTTATAATCAGATTCCCATACATAAATTACTCTAAATCCTAAAGAATGAAATAATTTAAATCTAGCTTTTGTAGATTCATATAATTGACGATAAGTTGTTTTTGTTAATGGATTAATAGTATCAAATACTTTTTTATATTGAAGAGGATGTGCATGAAAAAAATTACCTAAAAATTCATAAATTGTTCTAGTAGTAGCATTATATCCATCTACAATATATACTTTTCCATTAAATCCATAAATAACTTTACTTCTTTCTGGTACTTGTAAATTAGTTAACCAAATTTCTTCACTTTTAGAAGTACCATGTCTAAGTCTAGTTTGTCCTACTTTTACGAATCCAACTTTAGGTTTTTTAGGTTTACAGAATTTTTTAATTGCTTTTCTTGTTGCAACACGTGATTTTGCTGCTTTTGTTTTAGTTTTTTGCTTTACAATCATAATTTTTCCTTATATATTCTTAATTAATAGAACAATTAATTGTATTTAAGAGTTCTATTTAGTGTAAGCGCTTTATAGGCTTACGTTTATATTAATCTTGCTTAAAATTTAGGAGATTTTTAAAATGACAAATAAGCAAATTACACCGTTGATGCGCGGTTCTCTTTCTCGCATCATTGACTCTCAATTTTCACCTTTTATCGACGCTTTCTTTTCAAATGCTTTACCTTTAAATTTAGTAGAGCGTCAAGAGTCATTTCCAAAATATAATATTTATCGTAAAGACAAAGATACTACTGATGAATTTACAGTAGAATTAAGTTTAGCTGGTTATCCTAAAGAGGGTTTAAAAGTATCAACTGAAGATAATGTACTATATGTAGAAGACATTACCGCTGGTACTCCAGAAAGAGATTATCTTTATAAAGGTATAGCTAGTAGAAAATTTAAATGGAGTTTAAAACTTCCAGAATTTTCTATAATCGATAAAGTTAATTATGTTAATGGTATTTTACAAATTAATATTAAAATCGAAGTACCAGAAGAGAAAAAACCAAAAATCTATGAAATTAAATAATATATAATAAAAGGAGGAGTGCCTTATTATATTATTAGTAAGGCACTTTTTTGTTTTACTTATTACAAAATATACTTTATATATTACTTATTGTTTAATTTATCGAGGATATTTTAATGTTTGGTTTTTTCAAGAAAAATAAAAAAGATAATATTATATCGCTTTTAGAATCATTACCTATAATATATAATAGTGCTGAAAATGAACAGAAAATAATTGATTTCTTTGATGCTATTGTTTGTTATGCTAGTAAGAAAGATATTTTTGATTATTTACATAATTTATCAAAGCAAAATCGTATTCATTTTGTAAATCTTCTCACACAAAATATGTTGGGTTATATGGATTATAAAATAAGAATGATTAAAAAAGTTAAACAATTTGCAATAGATAATAACAATATATTAAGTGATGAAACTATAATGAGACTTAGTAAATTTGTACAAGATGATTTTGAATATAGTGAAACTATCTTAGAAACATCAAAAATCATAATTAATCAATTATCAAGCGATCTTTTTGAAAGGCCAATGAAATAATGAATTTTATTCCAAATAATCCAAACTCAGATAATCCAAATTTATGGACAACATATTCTTATAAAATCATAGGAGAGGTTGATCCAAAAATGTTAGAATTCTTACCGCCTGATATTCGTGCATTGATTGAAAAAGATCTAAAGGCAGGTAGTAATGGTACTGAATTTAAAAAACAAGAAGAAGAGAAAACTGAACCAAAAGAAAAACTCAAATTTGACTATAAAATGGTTAATTGTAATGAAGATCTAAAGACATTAACCAAAAAATTAAAAACATCTAAAGTAAAAAATTATGGTTTACTTTTATATGGTGTATCAGGTGCAGGTAAATCAATGTATGGTCAATGGTTAGCTCAAGAATTAGGTATGCCATTTATTAAGAAGAGAGCTTCTGATTTAGTAGATAAATTTGTAGGTCAAACTGAACAAAATATTCAAGCTGCATTTAAAGAAGCCAAAAAGAAAAAGGCCGTACTATTATTTGACGAAGCCGATTCATTTTTATTTGATAGGAAATATGCAAAGCAAGACTTTCAAGCATCACATGTTAATGAATTGTTAACTCAAATGGAAGATCACCCTTATCCATTTATCATGACCACAAATCTAAAAGATAAAATTGATAGAGCTTCTTTGCGTAGATTTATATTTAAGATTAAGTATGATTACATGAAGCCAGAAAATGTAAAAGCTGGAATTAAAACATACTTTGGAAAGCAATTTAAGTTAAAACCTGAACAATTAGAAGAATTAAAATATCTTTGTGCTGGTGATTTTAAAGTGGCTAAACGCAAGTTAGATATTTTAGAAAATGGCGAATATACAAATGAATTAATTTATCAATATCTTAAAAAAGAAATTGATGAAAAAGAGATTGATGAAGGAAGTGCTTCTATTGAATTTTAAAAAAGGAATCTAATCTATGAATGATAATTTAAAGGCTTTGTTTACAGGTGAATATTGTTTATCAGATAGTCAAAAACAAGCATTTGATATTTTAAATAAAACTAAACACAATTTATTTGTACAAGGACAAGCAGGTACAGGTAAATCTACTTTTATTAGTTATTTACAAGCAAAGTTAGATAAAAATATCATTGTTTGTTCACCTACTGCTGTTGCTGCTTTAAATGTAGGCGGGGTTACATTACATTCATTGTTTAGATTGCCTATTTGTGATTATATTTCTGATGATAATCTTTATAGAGGTAATCGTAAGAAAACTGCTGAATTATTAAAAGAAACTGATTTACTAATTATTGATGAAATATCAATGGTAAGACCAGATATATTAGATGCTGTAGATAAGCTTTGCAAAAGACTTTGTAGAAGCAGAAAGCCTTTTGGTGGAATTCAAGTTTTATTAATGGGGGATTTATATCAATTACCTCCAGTTATTACAAGTGGATCTGCTAAAGTTTTTGAAACACTTTATTCAACAAAAGATGTGTATTTCTTTGATTCTGAAGCATATAAAAATGGTAATTTTGTAAATATCGAATTTGATCAGGTTTATAGACAAGCTGATATAACTTTATTAGACATGTTAAATAACTTAAGAAATAATGACAATCTTTCTAAAGTTATTGATTATTTTAATACTTGTAAAATAACAGATAAAAAAATATTAGACAATGCAGTTACCATTACTCCTTATAAAAGTACAGCAGACGAAATAAATATTCAAAAATTAAATAAATTAACTGCTAAATCTAAAAAATATAAAGCTAGTAAAAATGGTTCATTTGAAAAGTCATCAACAGTACCTGCTCCAGAAGAATTAGTATTAAAAGAAGGTGCTTTAATTATGTTTAATAAAAATAATTCACCAGAATGGATTAATGGAAGTACCGGTATAATTGAAACTTTAGGAAATGATGTAATTAAAGTAAAATTAATTGATTCAGATAGGACAGTTATTGTTACTAGAGAGCAATGGGAAAATAAAGAATATGAAATTGAAGAAAACTTTGATAGTAAAGGTAAACCTCTAAAACCTACTATCATTGAAAAAATAACAGGTACATATAAACAATTTCCATTACAATTAGGTTATGGATTGACTATTCATAAAGCACAAGGAAAAACATTAAGTAAAGTAAATATAGATATAAGTCATGGAGCCTTTGCGCATGGACAATTATATGTTGCTTTATCACGTACTAGAAATAAAGAAGATATGAATTTATTAAATAAAATAACAGTCAAAGATTCAATAATTAGTCCAAGAGTTATTAAATTCATGAAATTGTTAAAGTAAAAAATGTCCCATTGATTTCGATTAATGGGACATAATATTAAGCATTCCAAATATATGTAGATTGTCCAGAATCATAAATAAACAAATATCCAGCTTCTAGCATAAGATATTCGTTACTTTCACCTTTTTTATGACTTTTATCTTTATGTAATTGTGAATAACCTCTTTGTCTTAATAAATTATCTGTAATGTGTCTAAAAGTAACTGGATGAAACCAATGTTTAGCAGGGTCACCAAAAGTTTTTAATTTCATTCCTAACTTTTTATATACATCGCCGCTAAATTTTGAATTATCACAGTAAGAAACAATTGAAGTGGGATTATATAATTTAATAAAATGTTTAAATAGCTTTTCTGCTCCACCTACTACTTTATAATTTGAATTAGTACATAACCTTAATAGCTCCCATTCAAATTTTTTATTATAACGAGGTTTGCCAAAAGTCATTATTTGTATTAAATCATTGTCTTTATATAAACCTAAACATACTTCTTGTCCCATACAACTACCTTGTAAATGATACTGCTCTAAAAATTCACCAGTTTTAGATTTAGTTACTTCTTTAATGGTTAAATTTCTAGCATATAATGTTGTTTTAGTATTTAATAAGGCAATTATTTGATCTTCATTATCCCAATCCCAAATATGAATACATCTATATCCATTTTCTTTTGCCAAAAGTGTTTTTTCTTGGTGATAAGTCATGCTTTTTGGTTTAATTTTATGTATACCTTTATAAAAAATTTGAGAAGAATTATGTGTAAAAGTAGGATTTATTTCAATTAGAGTATTATTAACTTTTATATCATAACTTTTATTAATCAATTTAAACTCTAATTCGTTTTCTATGTTTAATTCATCTAATTTGGCTTTAAACCTTTGATTTATTTTAGAAATAGCACCTCCTGCTTTTTGACAAGAGTCCAAAAGACACGTATAAGCTACGCCATACTTTTCTAAATTAGTTTCTTTTACCTTAGCATAATTAAATCCAGTGGTTTTACCATAACGTTCTAAATTTGTTTTTTTAATTTTTTCTTTAACTTCATCTGAAGCAGATGGATGTTCAACTCCATACCTTTTTAAATTAGTAAGCTTTCTTTTTTGTTGTATCTTTTCATTTTCTTCTTTTGATTTATTTTCTATGGCGTTTTTAATTTTTTCTTTGACTTGATTAGATTTAGAAGCAACAGTATGACCATAACGCTTTAAATTAGTCAATTTCATTTTTTCTTTTGTATATACATCTTGCGTAACATACTCGACGCCATATTTTTCTAAATTGGTTTGCTTTATTCTTTCTTTTATCTTATCACTTTGAACAGAAAATTCAACACCGTATTTTTCTAAATTTGTATTTTTGCGTTTACTTACAATTTTAGTTATTTCTTCAGTACTTTTATTTTGCCAAGTATCAGATACCTTTTCTCGAATATCTTTAACTTGAGTGATATATTCTACACCGTATTTACTTAAATTAGTTTCTTTTATTTTATTATAATTATTTAAATTACCATATTTATTTAATTTAGTATTTTGTGTTCTTTTTAATAATTCTTTACTAGCATAACCGACTCCCCCAAAATTTTTAATAGTAGTGTTTTTCATTTTTGTATACTTATGTTCGGTTCCGCATTCATAACAACAAAAACGTTTACTGTCTATATAATTTCCAGTTTTACCATAAGCTTTTACTTCAGGAGACCAATCATATTCTTTACCGCAATGCTCACATATTCTTTTTTGTGGTAAGTTGTCTTTACGATTAAACTCATTTCTACATTGAATTGAACAATAAGCTGATTTATATGTTCCTCTTTTAGGTTCATATTCATATTCTTTACCACAGTGTTTGCAAATGTTTTTTAGCATATTAATACCTTATATAAACTTATATATTTATATATTATAGAATTAAAAAGTAAAACAAAAAAATGCTCTAAACATGAAGCCTAGAGCATTTATATAAGTCATCTAAAAGAAAAGTGATGATTAAAAATTAATCGTTTTCATCACCCATTAAGAAGTAGTTATAACTCAAATTACAACTTATTTCGATAGGGTCTGAACTTGAGGCATTAATAGTTGGGAAAGATACTTCAGTTGGGAACACATCGAATAATCTCATGTCATAACGAGTCAAACCTTCTGGTTTTGGTTCATATACATCAGGATTTACTAATGCTACGTTAACGTCTGCTGTATAAGATTCTAATAATGAAATTGTACCATTTTTATAGTTATGATACATATTGCACCAAACTTTAAAAGCTTCTGTAATTGAAGAATCCCAAACTTCAGTAAATGTAACTTTCCAGTCACCAGCACGAGTTTGTTTACCAGCATAACGTCTTTCGAAACCACCCCATTGTACAGTAGTTTTATCACCTGTAATTGTTGGTAAACCAAAAGTTTGACAACGTAATTCTAAGTTTTCAGTTTTTACTAAAGATGTAAGTGGTGATCCAGCTTTGAATACAATTTGGAATGTAGCCACGAACATTTTCAAAGGATCCTTAAGATTCTGGACCTTGTTTAACGGATGTAACATTTATATAAATTCCTTTACATTATTTATTAAAAAATCAAATAGTAGACCGCCACTTGGTGTTCTTAATTAATAGAACAATCTAAAATTATAATATGTATTTTACATCAAATTGTTTTACTTTTATATTTATATATAGTATAGTTTTTTTTCTAGGAGTTTTTAATGAAAGAAAAATTTATTTGTCAATATTGTAATAAAGAATATGAAGTCGATCCAGAGCTTGGAATTTGGCAAAAAGATAATACTCAATTAAAAACTCAAATTGGAGTATCTTGTAAAAAATTTTGCTGTTATGAATGCGGTAAAAAATCACGTGCAGAGAAGGTTTCTGCACAATGGCAAAGTAAATCTATAGATGAAGTAAAAGAAGTTATCAGTAAGCGAAAAAAGGCTGTTAAACCGCGTGTTTGTAAAGTATGCGGCAAAGAATTTATTCCAAACGGTCCAACCGGTAATGCAAAAGGTGTTTATTTATGCTCTGATGAATGTAGAGAAAAACATTTTCGTCTAATTCCAGATAGTGGAATAAAAAGATGTCAAAATTGTGGTAAAGAATATCACTATGAATCTGGGCAAGGTAGTTGGGATAAAGATAACAATTTAGTAAAAGTAAATGGACTTGGACATGAGTTTGTAGTCAAAAGTCACAGATTTTGCTGCTATGAATGCGGAATTAAGTATAAAGAAAGAAAACGTAAGGTAAGTAATATTGTAAAATATGGTCGAATTAGTCCATTTCAAGATATTGATTTTAGAAAGAATCTTATTGAAAAACAAAAAGAAAATGGTACCTTATTTATATCTAAAGGTGAACAAGAAATTATAGATTGGCTAAATTCATTAGGAATTGTTACAGAAAAGTATATTACTGGAAATGGATTAGATAAAAACTCACCTCGTATTGAGATAGATATTTATATACCAGAAAAACACATCGGTATAGAATATAACGGTGCTTATTATCATAGTATGAATGGTATTAAAAAAGATAGAATGACTAGAAATTATCATTATAATAAATCAAAGTGGGCAAAAGAAAATGGCATAGAATTAATACACATCTGGGAAGATCAATGGATTAATAAAAAAGAATTAATAAAAAGTATTATAAAAGCGAGATTAGATTTGATTGATAAACAAACTAATCGAATATATGCTAGAAATTGTGAGATACGTGAATTATCAGTTGAACAATATAAACAATTCTGTGAATTAAATCATATTCAAGGATATAAAAAGGCTAGTATTAAGTTAGGTTTATTTTATAAAAATTCTTTAGTACAAATTGCTTCTTTTAGTAAAGTAAATAATAGAGGTAAAGCAACTGTTACTAATTCTTTATATGATTACGAATGGGTAAGAGGATGTCCAGCTTCTTTAAACTATGTAATAGGTGGAACATCTAAACTTTTTAAGTATTTTATTAAAAAATATCAACCTAAAAACGTATTATGTTATGCAGATTGGAATTTATTTAATGGAAGAGGATATACTGAATGTAATTTTAAATTAACTGGTTATACAGGACCTGATAAATTTTATATTACAACAGATCATAAGTATACTCGTATTGATAGAAATCCACATCGATATAAAGAATTAATGAATCTTGTTCAAGCTAATAAACTTTGGCTATGCTATGGAGCAGGTTCATTGAGATTTGAATGGACGAGCCTTTCTTTTAACTAAATATATGATTTGAACAATTTCACTATAATTTACTAAAAACTTAGCCAATTGAGGTAAAGTAATACATTTTGCATATTTCTTTTCTAAAAATTTAGTTATCTTATCCACATCTGCATATATAAATTCATTATAATGACCAGTAGCATATAATTTATACTTTGGTTTATATGCTTTTCCTTTATATACAATTTCTTGATAAGTTTCTCGATTATCTTTATATACAATATATTCATCACCTGTAGAGGAAAAAATACAAAGCTTAGGCAAATGAAATTCATTTGAAATATCATATGTTGCTTCAAATTCATTTGTTGTATCATAGATACATCTCATGTAATACTTATTTTTATATCTATATAATTTACGCATAAAAAATCTCCGAATACTCCTATATAGGTAAGAATATCCGGAGACTTAACTTTCTACTAAAATTATTTACCTAATTGCTCTTGAATTTGTGAATAATTTAAGAATTTACGATTTTTAAAATCTTTTTCTCTTCTAGTCTTATTCCAACCAGCTACTCTACTGAAATATCCGATTACACGAGTTAAATAAGATACTTTTTTAGATTCACATTTTGGACAGCAATCTACTTTACCTTTATGTACATATCCACATTCTGCACATTCAGAGTATACTGCATTTAATGCAAAATGTGCCATACCATATTTAATAGCATCTGAAATTAAAGTTTTGGCTTGTGAAGAAGTAACGTGTGAATCAATATTAATATGTACAATACTTCCACCTGTCATAAGAGCATTAATTTCACCGTCTCTTTTCATTTTTTCATAGATTGTATAATCTTTCCATAAAGAGCACCATTGATTAGCATATATATCATAAGTACCGTCAACCAAGATTTTATCAGATTTTGCTAATTTTGGAGCCATACCTTCGGCTGGAATTGCTTCAATATTAAAGATTATACCTTCTTCAGCTGCAATTCTTTTACATTCATTATTAAAATATACTAAAAAGTCTTTCATATAATCAAACTCAGCATGGTTATATTTTGATTTTAAAATTTCTTCTGCTTCAACATAACCACAGCAACCAAATGTAGAAAACATATGTGACATATTAATCCAACCGTTTGTAATCCAAGGTTGTGTTTCATATTTTTCTAATTTGTGAATTAATACACGATGAGCTTTAAGAATTTTAGCCATTTCTTTAACACGATCTGTTACAATAGATTTAAAATCATCATATGACTCTGCCTCATATGCAGCACGTGCAAAATTAATTGTAACTACACGGTGTGAACCTAAAGAAACTTGTGAACCACCAAATGAGTTAACGCCTTCACCTAATTCTAACATTTCAGCATCTGAAATTAATCTACAACAAGATGCAACTTTTGTACCTTCTGAACAATAAATGTTAAATCTAGAAATATCTTTTTTAACAATATAATTTAACAAAGCATTATTTTCAGTAGTTAACTTGCGTTCACCGGTTTCAGCATTTACATCAATACCTAAGTTAATAGTAGTTACTGGAAATGGGAATTGCAAACCATTACGTAATGGATCACCTTCATTAAAGATATCGATATACATTTCTTGTAATTCTTCAATATAATCTAATACAAATTCTTTAAATGCTTCTTTTGTATTTTCTAGATTATTATCTTCTACTACAGCTGCTTTCTTTTGGAAATACCATGCATAGTTATCTTCATCTATTAAACCACGTAATTTATCTCTATCGAAACAAGAAACGTTAGTAAATGGAGATTCTACTGAGTTTCTAGAATAGTGATTAACAGTATGAATAAATTGTTGTAAATGGTTTGACATTGCTTTACGTACTTTTTTATCTGTACGTAAATCATCTAAAGTAATTCTTTCTTTATATATAGCTAAGTGAGCAATATCTAAAAAGAAAGTACCAACTGCGATAGCACCTGCAACATTGAATGAGATTTCTCTAATTGTATCACCGAGAACAGAAATATAGGTAGCTACACGATGAGCAGGACTAGAATGTACTTGACCAAAATTACGACCTTCCATTACAATCTTAGAAGCATCAATACAATAACAATATGGAACAAGAATCTTAGTGGAATCATTTAAAGCTAAGGAAAAATCAAACATTGAAGCCATACATTTTTTAGCTTCATCTTTACCATATAATTCTTTTAAAGTTTGATATAAATAATCATATCCAACTAACTTTTTATAAGGCAAGAAAGCTTCGCCTTGAATACCTTCCATATTTGTTGAAGTTTTATTTGCATTGTCATCAACAGAAATATCATTAACTGTTTGTAAATTACCAAAAGTCAAAGTAGAAATAGTAGATAATGGATCGAAATGCTTTTGTGATAAACCATGTAAACTTAAAATATCCTCTACTTTTTGTTTTAATTCTTCTCTATCTTTGACGCCATATTTTGATTTAATTGATTTTGCTAAACATTCAGCGATATTTTTTTGTGTCCTAGTAGTATTGGCTTCAGATAAACTAATATCAATTAATTTATTCATTTCTTCTTGGTATGGATTTTCTTCTAAAGCATTAAATACCGGATATTTAATCTTAATCGCTTTTTTATCAGACGTCATGTTATTTCCCTTCATTATTAAAATATAATATTCCTTTATCGGAGATTAGATTGTACTTACTATCATAAAAATTTTGATTTTCAGAAGCTAATATATACTCTGAATCTGTTTTTTTAGATAGTCTACTTAAATTTTTATCAAATTTACCACATTTGTAATATTTAACATTTTCTAAAGCTAATTTTTTAACAAATTCGATATCATAACCAGTAAATATACAAATGTCATATTTTTTTAAATTAGAGGTTAAATACTTAGTCAATTCTTGATTTTTGAAGAATAAAGGATCTCCACCTAAAAAAACTAATTTATTAGTATTTGCTCTTTCTGCAAAATTTTTAATTTTTATTAGCATCTCTTCAAAAGATTCTTCATATTTTTTAAATACTTGTAAAGATACACTATGACAACCTTTACAATTATGTTCACATCCTGCCATTATAATAGCAACTGCATTTCCTTCTGGTGAAGGAAAATCTAACCAAGTCTCTTCTAAAGAAATAGTATGCTTTTTCATAGTACTCCTATATACTATTACCACGAAATAGTTAAGAAAATCAAGCACTTCGAAGTGAAGTTGTATAGTATAGAACTTGAGGTCATATTATTTTCTACTTAAGAATATTTACAAAAATTTAATTCTAAAAACACCATTTTAAATGAAAAAAGCGCTCTACTTTTTTACTAGTAAAACGCTTTTTCAATTATATCAATAGATTAACAAGAAAGATAATTATTTTGGTTTAGGACCTATAAAAAAATATTTCTTTAATGTTTCAGGAGGTCTTGTTTTTATTTTTTCTTTTGGTACTAAAACTACTTTTTCTTGCATGGGATTTTTTAAATTTTCAACCAATTTTTCTTTATTTTTTCTCTTTATAATAGATAATACTTTATTAACACTAAAAAAATTACCTACAAGCAAATCTATCTTTTTAATAACAGAAACTTTATTACTTTTTATATTTTCAGCTTTAATATAGCTATCATTTTTTAAATTATCATCTTTGTATTTGATTTTTTCAACATTTTCTTCTTTTTTTATTTTTTTATTTCTTCTTGTATTTACTGCTAATACGATTGCTATTTGTAAATAATCAGTACCTACTATTACTAATAAAATTACAATGGTTAATGCGTTTTGCAATGAATCATAATTATTACAATCTTTTTGTGTAAATTTACAAATAGTTGTTAATACATTGGCTATTTCACTTTTATTCTCAGAAACTTGCTTAATTTTCTCTTCATTTTCTGTACTCAAATTAGTATTGCTATTTAAAACTTTTTCTAAAGCTATTAAAGCATTTTTATCTAGTCTTCTTTTAGTATTATTACATGTATTTTCTTTAGTTAAATTACCGTTTGCTCTTTTTATACAATTTTGATAATCAGTTTTATTCCATTCTATAGCAGTATCATACTCTTTTCTAGCGATTGTGATGAAATCTTCATTTTGTGATTGCTTATTTTCAGCATTTGCTGCTAATTTATTATAATAAGCAACGTTAATCATAGCTTCTCTAGTTTCTTTTGACACTAAAGAATCTAATTTTGAATATACACCAACAGCAGAATAAACAAATAATAACGCTAAAATAAGAGTAATAACGTATTTTACTCCTCTTAAATTAGACCATTCGTCTACAACAAAATTGAATAATAAAAATCTACCAAGGTCTATTACTAAAAATAAGATTAAGATAAACATACCAGCCGTTGCAAATAAATCTCGCATACCAAAAGCGGTCAAAGCTGATGAAAATAAAGCCATAACAAATGCTACGGCTAACATAAATTTATATTTCATAGATACATAGTCCCCAAAAATAATAAACTATTTATTTAGAACTTTGTATATTTTTAGATAAAAATTAAGCTAGCCTTGTAATATAAATAACCTTTATAAAGTCTTTTACTGATTTTGGTAATTCACTGCCTTCGTGTGTATAAACACTGATTTGTGAATACTTTCTAGTTGGAAATTTGCGTTTAATAGTGTTTAGATTATCACTGATATATCCATTTGACTTAAAAGTATATATTTCTTCTCCTACTTCCATGTTTTCTATTTTAGTTAACATACTATCAGCAGAGCGTGGTTTAGGCATTTATAACTCCCTTATTAAACACAAATCTTAATTTATTATAACATATTATAGATTATTTTAAAAGTAAAACAATTTCTTAGATTATCAACATAAAAAAATAACCTATTGATAATAAATAGGTTATTCTACACAAAAAGTAAAACAAAAAATTATTCATCAACTACTATTTTTTTGTATCTACGACAATGACAAAAAATTTCAGTTTCACCTTCTTCTACCTTTGGATAAGAATTTCTAAAATCTTCACAGATACACAAAGTTTCAGGTGTTCTCTCTAACAAACATGGGCAATGAAAATCATTTTTTTCAACAGCCTGTGTCATTTTTTCATATATTTTTTCATTTGGATTTTTAATTACTTTAAATTTTGTCATTTGTATCTCCATATAACGTTTTTACTCTTGTAATAATATCTTCGATATTAATAGGGGAAAAAGGTAATGTATTCGGAAATTCAGAACTTGTATCTACTCCTATATGCACTGCTTTATACCCTAAATCTTGATAAATTTTATCATAGCTAGTTATATTATGAATATGTCCATATAAATGGATAGCATAACTACGATAAGCTCCATCAAACTCTAAAATAGGAAAATGTGAAAGAATAAATTTAAAATGCTCTCCATTTTTACTATTATATTTTATTGTATGATAATCTCTAACAGATTGCCATAAACCTTTATTTTTAAATTCAGCATGCTCTTTTATTTTATCGTGATTTCCTAAAATTAAATGCTTAGCTCCATTTAATTGTCCAAGAATATTTTCTAAATAATCTCTATATCCACGTAAAGAAAAATCACCCAAAACATAAACTAAATCACTTGGCTTAACTACTCTATTCCAATTAGAAATTAAAGCATTATCATGCTCTTCTATTGAAGAAAAAGGTCTACCTTTTCCAAGAGTTATAATACTTCTATGTCCAAAATGTAAATCCGAAGTAAACCAAATAGTCATCTTTTACCACACTATATATTTTTTAACATTATCTTTTATTATATAAAGTTCTCTTTCTTTTGAAAAATTTTCTTTTACAATATATATTTTGTTATTTTTTATATTCCTAATTTTACAACCATGCCCAATTACACTACCGGTCTGAGCGTATTTATAATTTTTTATATCTTCTATCACACCGTCTTTATAAGTATCTCCTGGCTTATACATCTTTAAATCCTTTAATATTAAAACATAACTATATTAATATTACATTAAAAAAATTAAGAAGTAAAGCCAGAATTTTCCCAAATATATACTGGAATTCCTTTTTTCTTAGCTTTTATTATTGAATCCAAAGTACCTTTTGATTTATTAACAACAAAAGCGATTACAGCATCCGCATTATCAATAATGGTCTGATTACGTAAAAAACCAGCTATTTTACCATTTTGATTCCAATCTGGTAAATAAACTTCCATATCTAGATTAAATTCTTCAGCAAACTTTTCAGCTAAAGTATCAGCACCTTTGGCACCGCCAGATACAATAGTATCAAATTTGTTTAAATTAACACTTTTCAATACAAATAATTTTAATATTGAATAATCATTAAAAGTACGAGACCCTATAATCGCTAATTTTGCCATATTACACCGCTATTGGAAAAGATACTTTTGGACCATGTTCATAATTTTCAAGAGTTGCCATTTCATATCTAAAGTTAAATACATCTGCTTCTGGAGTTAAGACCAACTTAGGTAATTTGAAATCAGTTTGTTTCCAAGCTTCCATATTTTCTTTTACTATAGATACGTGATTGTCGTATATATGACAATTACAAAGATTTAATGTAACAGTACCTGGTACCATTCCTACAGTTTGAGCAACTAAGTGTAATAACAAGCTATAAAATTGAAAATCAGTAGGTACACCTAAAATTAAATCACAAGAACGTTGATTTACAGTAATATGTAAACGTCCGCCTAAATAATTAAATTGAAATACATATACGCAAGGAGGTAATGCCATTTGATCTTCTTGAGATGGATTCCATGCATTTACAATCAATCTTCTATCATATGGATTCTTTTTTAAAGTATCTATAACGCGTTTTATTTGATTAATACCTAAATGCTTATTATCAATGTCATATCTTTCATATGGAGCATTAAATGCAACCCATTGATAGCCATAAATTGGACCAAGGTCACGTTCGTTAAATTGGGCTTCTTTATCTTTTGGATCAGCAGCTTTTGGATTAGCCCAAGAATTCCAATATTGACATCCTCTATCTTGATAATACTTTTTATCTGTATTACCCATTAAAAAACATTCTAATTCTACACGACAACCTTTAAACGGTAAAGGTCTAAATGTTAAAATTGGAAAGCCTTCTGCTAAATCATGAGTTAAAACTTTGTTTAATTTTACTAATGTATTATTTCCTGTACGACAAGGACTTTCTATGCCTTCATTTAAAATTTCTTCTACTAAATCTAAATATTGCTTATCATAACTATTCATTATAATCCCCTTTTTGAAATTAATCTATAATATAGAATTCATATTAAACAACTAGTCTAATAATTATTTTAATCCCAAGTCATACTTTTTACTAATTCCCAAGGAGCAATATTACTGTCTTTTAATTTACGATATATTTGATATGTATTGTTTCTATTTATATATTCGCCTTTTACTTTTCCATTCCATCTTTCCAAGATATAAGTTTCTGCTTCTTCTAAAGTATTTAAATCCATATATAAAGGCATATAATTGTTACTTATCCACTTATGAATATTTTCATAATTTTTTGTAATACAATGTCTAATGTCACCGTTTGGATAACGTACATCTACTAAATATTTATATAAAGAGGGCCATTTAGATATAATTTCTACTACTTCAACTAAAGATTTGTTTATAAACTCAGGTCTAGAAAAGCCTGCAATTTGTACACGTTTAACAATACAGCGAGAAGGAAGAATATTAATATTTCTTCCAATTGGCATATTGTGTACTGCATATATTAATATATTTGTCGGATTAATCCCAGCTTTTGTTTCTAAAATTCGCCATTGTCTAGAAAAACGTATATTTTCAAAAGTATGACTAAAAGTGTCTTTCTTTACTTCTATATCAATTAAATATCCGTTTTTTAGATTAACACAAGCATCTAAATCAGTAATGCCATTAGAAAATCGGCTCAGTGAGCTAAAATCTAATGGCTGTTCTAAAGCTTCTTGATTGCGTATAATTGACATTAATTACTCCTTGTTAACTATACCCAGTATAAAGCTAATTATATTTAATGTAAAACAGATTTCTATTTATTTTCTTTTTTTATATCTTGTAATTCAAACCATACCAAACACATCATATTCCACAACGCAGCTTGCAAATGTGTAGATGGAGTATTTTCAAAATTAGGATCTTCATCCCAACGATTACCTTTTTTATATTCTACCCAATGTCTTAGCATTGCTGCTTCATAACGAGATTGAGCATTATCTAATTTTTGCCAATTGTTTGGACCATATTTTGCACTACCAACAGTAAAACGTTTTACTGCTGCTTCAATTACTTCCCAAGGTAATAAAGAATAATCAAGCTTACCTGTATCCCATTTCATACCAACAGATAAATCTTTTTTACCAACAACTTCTTTATATTCTTTCTTTTTATCAGCCATTATCAATAATCCCTTTATTCAAGGGCCACAATAATTATTATCATGACCCTTTACGCTTCCCAAGCTTATTTTGTACCAGTACTTCCAAAAGCACCTGATTGTCTTTTTGTTTTAGGTCCTTGTTCATAAGCACTATTTGAAATTTGTATTGCAGCTTCATTCGAAATAGAATGAATAATACCTTGAATAATCTTTTCACCAGGGTTAATCACAGCTGCCCATTCTTTAAATCCAAGAAATCCTAAAAATCCACGACGACGAATACGAACATCTTCTTTACCACGAACTACTTTAAATAAGTTAATATGAATTTCTCCACGATAACCCGCATCAATAATAGTAGCTCCATATACAGTACCTTTTTTCAAAGATACTCCTGACTTATTGTCCATCTTCATCATTTGAGTATTTTTTAATTTAATTTTAATACCTGATGGAATATTAACTTGCTCACCTAAACGAAGATAATATGGTTTGCCTTCATTCCAATCATTTGGAACAAAAAAATCAAAACCTGCATCTTCATCTCTATTACCTGTAATGTCTTTTACATCACGAACTTTTGTATACTGCATTTTAAAATCCTTTCTTTTAATAATCACATTTTATAGAATGTGAAACCTATCATTTTTCTACAAAATATTTTTTATTTATTTCCAAACTCTATGAAAATTTAATAATTTCAATTTATAAGTTCTAAATAAATAAGTTGTTATATAGAATAAGGGAAAATAAAATGTCTAACTTTAGTGTTATGGTAAAAAATGTATTAAAAGAACATAATATCGTATTAAGTGAAGATTCTATTGAAGATTTAAAAAAGCAAATTAAATATTTAGAAGATGAAATCGCTCGTAATGAATTAGCTGATAATTTTTATTATACAAACGGTGGATATGATTCAGATTCTGCTCAATTACGTAAATTAAAGAATAAATTAAATGAATTAGAAAGAGCTTCTCGTACTCCAGAAGAAAATGAAAGATTAGATGCCGAAGAAAGAGAACGTAGAGAAAAAGAGAAAAAGGCCGCTGCAGATTACAATAAGTCTTTATATGATGTTCTTGAAAAATTTCATTTTAACGAAGGTGATAAAATAAAAAACCGCGAAACTGGTGAAATTTATGTTGTAGATGAAGTTACAAAAAAATGGGATAGCCATGGTGAAAACTATCCCAAAATGACACCTTATTATCATTATCATATTACATGTTTAGATCCAAATGCAAAAGATAACTTTGGTAGACCAAAATCTTACTATACCGGTGAAGTTATTCATCGTGGATACGATCTTTATGAAGAATAATTAATCTATCCAGTCTATTTCTGGTAATCCATTGTAAGAATTATCCCAAATAAACATTGCATATGCGGCGGCACCACCATTTTTAAAAGTGCCGCCATTTTTTCCACAGCCTTGCCTATTTACATATTGCCATACATGTTTAAGTTTTCTATTCTTAAATAAATCTAAACGTCCTTTTGTTTCTAAAAAAGTAGTTTTCAAAAACATAATACAAATACCATCAGAATCTAGTAATTCTAAAGATTTTTCAACAAATGTTTTGGATAAAGCATACGGAGGATTAGTAAATATACACTTTAAATATGGCTTCCATTCATCACGTAAATTTTCTTTATTTAACTGTAAAAAGTCAATATTACCTTCACCATATCCTCTATCTACTAAATCAGTACCCAATACATCATATCCTTCAGCTACTAATTCTTTTGCAATATGTCCTTGTCCAACCGCACATTCCCAAATCTTTTTTGGTAATTTAAAATTTCTTTCTTTACATTTTTTAAGAAAGAGTTGAATTGATTCAGGATGAGTCGCATAAAAGTCATTTTCTGCTACATTTTCTTCTTTAGTACGATGATTGCAAGCATAAATAGCTGTATTTCCTGTCCAATCTTTAGCCATTTTAATATTCCTCCTGTGTATTACCAGATTCTTCATACATGTGTTTATATTTATTCCAATAGTGATATTTTGCTTTTAATACATAAATATGGTCTTTTTCTAATTTACATGGTATCATTTCAAGTAATTCATTTAAAGGTACCTGTGAAATTAGAATTGGAGACAATTTTTGACAAGCAGCGAATCGATTGCCTTCGCCCCAATCTTGACGTTTAATATGTCTTTCTAAGGCTTTTATCGTTACTTGTCCTTTATATTGAGTAGGTTGCTTTAATTCCTCTTTTAATTTAGGTAAATTATCAAGAATAGACTCTACATCAAATTCATATTTATTTTCACTATATAAAGTTTGTAATTCACCTGTTTTTGGATTCTCTTGATCAGGTGTACGCGTATATCTACTAGGCTGTGCGCATTGTTCATCTGCATTCTGTAAGCCTAGATTATATGCTAAATAATACCAAATCTTTTTATAAGCTGTACTTGTAACAGGTTTATTTAGTCTCACGACAATATGATATGACCTATGTCCTGACCATACAATACGATAAGTATATTGTTCAATCTTCTTAATCAATTCTTCTTGCTCTTCTCTACTCAAATAGTCACATTCAAATAAGAAGTTTTGCGATACTACACCTGCTTTGGTTGGATATAAATCAGTATTGTCTTTTAATGGATTCAAAGCTTGTAAATATGCAGGTTCTTCTACTTTTGTATAATTAATATCATAATATGGACCAAATACTTCTTTTCTATTTAATAAATTCTTTGCAAAATTAACATATTCAGAAGTATTTATTTCATCCATTTCCAATTTATTGATATCATCAACAATAAGCATATGGTCTGTAAAACCTGTAATCTTAGAAATAGAATTAGTCAAAGCAGTAATATTATTACCATTTTCATCTTTCATGGCTTTGCCTTTGGCATCTTTTACAACTACTTCTCTTTCATTTCTACTTCTACTATAATAAGCTTGAGTTCGAGGATCATCTGCTTTACCAATAACAAAAGCCAAACTTCTACCTTCTACTTTTTTATTAGTTGTAGCATCATAAATTTCACCAACACTGTGTCGTTTATATATTACAAAATCTCGTGGTAATACTCCTTCTAACAAAGCTTTATGAGTAACAATATTACATAAAATCTTTGAAGTTGCTTTACCAAACTTTTCATTTGATAAATAAAATCCTTTTGATTTTACTTTACCATTTGTAAATTGACAATAATAATTATTTACATTATTTTGTTGTAAAATAGCAATCTCATCAAACTCTAATACTAAGCGAGTTTCTTCCATCCATTTTTCACAGATTGGCATAAAATCAACATCAGATTGTCTTTCAATCATAATACCATCTGTATTAGTCTGAACAATATTAAAACCTGCTTCAAATAAACGCTTTGCTAAGATAAATAATAAAAGCTGACCATGTACACATATGGTTGAATTTGACCAAGTATCATATAATGGATTATATGCAGAAAGCATAGCTCCGATTGCACCATTTAATACTAATTTTAGACCTTGATTAAGTAAGTCTTTTCCAGTATGTTTTGCTTCAATTCTAGTCTTATATACTTGCTCATAAGAATCTGGATTTGCAGCAGCTCCTCGTGACATTAATCCATACTGAATTAATAAAGAAGGATACAAACTTGCAACGTCCATATTTACAAGATTTTCTGATCCATAACCTAATAAGGCTTGATGTAATCCTCCAAATCCAAATTGATACAAGTGACCTTCATCTTCACCACCCATATAATATTCAAACTTTTCCTTTATGTAATTTTCATTATCTTGATTTTTTAAATAAAAGTCAAGTAAAGTGGTACCAGCTAATTCTTTCATAGCCAATTCAGGAATAGCATAAAACTGTTTTTTATTGTTTACTATTTTAAAGGTATTTGCAGAATTTGGTTTTGCATCTTCACCACATAATACTTTTCCTGCGAAAGAAGCGGACTTAGTGATTAAATTCAAAGCCTTCATTTTATATTCTACAATCAAATTCCACTTAATATCATATGAATCTCTTGCAAATTCACGCATTTTATATTTTGGATTTTCTTTTTTGGCTTCAACATCTTCTGGTTTAGGCAAAAACAATTCTAATGTATTATCTACGTCCATTTCGCAGTATCTTTCAACATCTATTCTTTCAGAAGGTGTTAATGGAGTTTGAATATCAAAAGGTACGCTAGAATCATAATTACGTTTATCTAAAACTGACATTGTTAATTTTTTCAAAGAATTTCTACGAATATCAAAAGGTAGATGTAAAGAAATATCCCATGAAATAAAGTTTGGAGGAGTAACATTAGGAATTACTTCACCTCTACTATTATAGCAAAGTCCATGCTCTACTTTACATACTTTGTATTCTTCTTTAAAATCAGGATATCTTTTTACTTGTTCATCATTAATTAAAGCATCTGAAAATTCTTTTACAGTTTTAGTATCTTCTACTGCATAAGGATATGCCATTGCATGTCTAATTACTGAATCGTCATACCCACTATTATTAAAACCAATTAAGATTTTATCTTTTATCCATTCTCTTAAACTGTCAGCATCATTCCAACAAATTACAGTATTCTTTTTATCTAAACTCTTAGCTACAAATAACCAATCGTACTTAAATACCTCAATATCGTATACCCACTCATAACGATGATCTATATTATATCCATCTCGTTCACGCTGTTTTGCATCCATTGTATCATGAATATATTTTTTATAGGCATCTTTATACCATTTATCATACCATTCTGAGCGTGTACCATTTGGATTAGATTCATCACCTCTAAATACAAAACTTGAGCGTGTAGAATTTAATTTTGAACCTTCTTCTTCGCTTATTGGTGTAATAAATAAAGGTTGTTTTGTTTCAGTATCTTTATATTTATATGAAGAAAGAATTGTTTCAATATCCTCACTATAAACAGGCACTGTAGTTAAAGCTTTCTTAAGTGCCGCTTTAAATTCTTCTTTTATTTCAACAGAATCTTCTTCGCAAATTTTATCGTTAAGAGAATAAAGCAACTCTATATTAGTAAATGCATCATAAATTTTAAAATATTCTGTTTTTTTAGCAATTTTATTTATTTTTGTATTAAATCTAAAACCTTTTAATATACCTTCATTATATAAATCACAGATACTATTGAGTTTATTGATGATTGTTCTTGTATCACAATATGGAGATTTTACAATATTTTTACTTATTTCTGTTTCATCTAATATTGATGCAATTTGTGAATAGTCTTCGTTTACACCCGGAAGAACAATATAAGGAATATGCCAAGACTCTTTAATAGATATTTCTTTACTAAATATTTCAATAGTATTATTATATTCACGTAAAGTACAAATTCTACCATCTGAATCAATTGAAGAAGAATAATCTTCTTTAAATGCATCAAAAGCGGCTTGTCCAACAAAACCAAATATTAATTCATTTTTATGAAGTGTGCCTTTTTTAAAATATCTTTCTAAAATTGGAATTAATGTTAATCTTGAAAAATTTTTCTCATCTATATTAGATACTGCACAAATATGTGTTTCTGCTGATTTAAATTTACTTTTAAAACATTCAGATAAATACATCAAACCTTTAGTAGAATTGAATAACTCTTCTTTATCATTTTCTAATGGTCTATCCATTATTAAAATAAGTTTTGGACCAAGAGTACTTTCATAATCATTTAGCAAAGGTCTGTTGATGTACATATATATATTCTCCAAATTAGTGTATATAAAAATAGAATCCACACTAAATATGGATTCTACTTAATTATTTTTGAAAATTTTTCAAATAATTTTCTATTCTAAACCAACTGCAGTTTCATATAATTCAAAAATATATTTTTCTTCATCGCGCTCGTTTTTAGCACGTGCTCTTTGTTTAATTACATGTCTCAATGCTTTTACATCAAAACCTGCAGATTTTGCTTCGGCATAAATGTCTTTAATATCACCACTTATACCTTTCTTTTCTTCTTCGAGGTGTTCGATTCGTTCAATCAAAGATTTTAAACGTTCATTATCAATTCCACCAACTTCAGTCATTTTATTTATATCTCCTTTATTAACTATTAAAAATTAAGTTTTCTTTGCGATAATCACAAGGATTACCATTAACAAATGATTTAATATTCATGTATGCTTTAAGCGTACTTATATATTTACATTTGCCGTTTTCATTTTTTAAAATTTGTACAGAAGAAGGATTGCCTTTATAAATAATAACACTAATGCTATAATTCTTTTCTTCTAATTCTTTCCAAACTTTTGTAGGAATTAAAATTTTCATACCACGGCGCTCTACTTCTGTAATATCTTCTAAAGGTTCTTCTATCATTATATCATTAGATGAAAAAACATTATAAAAGATTGCGAATAAATTTCTTAAAAATTTAAGCATATATTTCCTCCTTACTCTAAAATTTCACCAGTTTCTGGATCATACTCTAATTCTTCGCTTTCTTCAGAAATCAAATCCATTTCTTCGCTCTTATTAGTAATATAATCTAAAACAGTTTGTTTAAAATGTTCCATACGCTCAGGATTTTCTTTTAACCATACCATGGCTTTTTCTTTACCCTGTGCTATATTTTCACCTTTATATTTTACCCAACTTCCTGCCTTTTCAAGAAGACCAAACTTAAATGCTAAATCTAAAATTTCTTCTTCTTGAGAAACTCCTTTGCCATATCTAATAATAAATCTAGCTGTACGGAAAGGAGGAGCAACTTTATTTTTCACCACTTTAACCGTAGTTTCTACAGAAGTAGCTATCTCTTCACCATTTAATTTTTCAGTAGTAGGACTTTGTTTTTTCCAAATTTTCATAATAACAGATGAATAAAATTTAAGAGATTCACCACCACTCATCACATCAGTATCACCATACATTACACCAATGTTTTTACGAGTCTGAGAAATAAAGAAACACATACAATTTGATTTTGCGGCTAATGGAGTAATACGTTTTAAACCATCTGACATCATTTTAGCTTGACGTCCAATAAAATTATCTCCCATCTCACCATTAATTTCAGAATCTGATAACATAGTTGAAACTGAATCGAATACAATCAATTTAACTTTACCTTGCTTTAATAATGCTTCTGCAATTGAAAAGCAAGCCGTACCTGATTCTGGTTGTGCAAATAATAAATGTTTTAAATCTACACCTAAAGCTTTTGCATATCCTAAATCTACTGCATGTTCAGAATCTAAATATGCACAAAGATAACCTTTCTTTTGAGCATTTGCTACTAATTGTAAAGCAATAGTAGATTTACCACTAGATGCTTCACCATAAATAGTATTAATTCTTCCTTCTGGTAAACCACCAACACCTAATGCAACATCAAGATTAAGAGAACCTGTAGAAATCGTTTCTACTTTTTTAATACTTGTGTCATCAAATGTCATTAAAGCATCATCTCCAAATTGTTTTGTAATTAGTGCCAATGCTGCTTTCATATCTTTATCTAATTGTGAATCTTCTTCTTTTTTAGCCATTATTAACCTCTCTTTGTAAGAAACTATTTTATAGAATATAAAGATTTATATTTTCTACTAAACAAAAAAGGAGATATTTTTATATCCCCTTTGTTTTAAATTATCTGGGCTCAGTTATTTTGTCAACCATACCATAAGCAACTATTTCTTCAGAAGAAAACCAAGCATCTCTTTCACAGTCTGCTTTTAATGTTTCTAAATCTTTTCCACAGCATTTTGCTAAATGTTCCATTGCCAAATCATTAATTCTTTCCATTTCTTTATAATTAACTCTAGCGTCTTGAACATTACCTCTATACCCACCAGATACTTGATGTAACATTACTCGTGATAATGGATAAATTTTTCTATGACCTTTTTCACCAGATGCTGCAATAACAGATGACATACTAGCAACTTGACCAATAATAGTGGTGTATACTGGACATTTAATAGTATTCATTGTAGAAATAATTGCAAATCCAGCAGTAACTACTCCACCTGGTCCCATAACAAACATATTAATTGGTTTATCTTTATCAACTGACTCTAAATAAAGTAATTGTGCTACAACTGACTCTGCTAATTCATCTGTTACTTCGCCTGTTACCATGACAATTCTATCACAAAGCAAACGAGTAGGTAAATCAATCATTCTTTCATTACCATTTTTATCTCTATGTAAACAACCTGGATATCCAATCATATTAAATATTTTCCTTTCTTTTAATTACATAATTTCTGTTCTCTTTTTAAAACTCTTGCTAACTGAGTATTATCTTTTTCAACAGCAGATTTTACTTTATGAAAATCGATTCCTAATTCTTCAGAGATTTTATAAAGAGATTTTCCTTTACTACGTTCAGCTTTTATTTGCATAATTTGTGCAAATTTTAAAAACTCTCTTGGTTTACTCTTATTTATCTGTTTATGAAATTCTCCATGCATTTCTTTAGTAACATGTTCCAAATTTTCTAATCTATTATCTGAATGATCTCCATTTAAATGATGAATCTCAGTCGCAATAATGTCAGTATCACGTTTTTTATTTGGATTATGTAAAAAAGTATCTGCTGCTAATTTATATATAGCTTTATTAATTCCATTAATATTAACATACATACTATTTGATTTTGTAGTTGGTTTTATTTCTTTTTTAGTAATTAAATTACGAATTCTATATGTCCAGCAAGTTTTATTATATTCATTTGTAAATAAATATGGCTCGCTATATATTTCATATTCTGGAAAATTAGCAATATTAAACCATTGAGGATTATTTTTTAAATATTCTAAATATGCTTTACGATTATTTTTTGTATATTTTTCTTTTTTATCATTTTCAATAATTTCAGTTGATATATTTTCTGCAATTTCTTTTTCTTCTACTTCTTCTATTTCTACCTTTTTTGTACCATAACGCAGTTTCATATATTCACCACTTAATACAGATTCTTCTGTAACACCGGCTTTGTCACAAGCATCTTTTAATGAATATTGATTTTCCATTGTAAAATCATACGTATTAATATAATTAGCTACGTCATCTGAAGTCCAGCCTTTATACTTAATACGATTTTCTACAACTTTAGTAACCGCTTCATATACCGTTAAAGTCTTAGTAGAATGTGCTTTATTATCATCACTTGCTAAAGTAACATCATAAGTGGGTTTTTTACGACACAAAGTAGTTCGTATATCAAAGCAAATATATTTTGGTAAATTATATTTGCGTTTACGTTGTTGAGTAGCTTCAGCAGAAACAGTTGATGTTTGTGTTTTAACTTTTTCTGCTTCTTTATTTTGAATTACCTTTTCTACTGCTTTTTCTTCAGACGATTCTATATCAACATTAAATCCTTCATCTTTTAAACGCTTTAATAATTTACGTCTATTAACGATTTTATATACACTAAAATAAGGATATACCGCATAATATGGAGTATGCTGTATAGTACGTAAGTATTTTAAACCAAAATTCTGTATTAAATCGCGCTTAATTTCAACTGTTAGTCCAGGAACTTGTTGAATTACAATTTCATTATCCTCATGAGAATACGAATAGCGACTTGGATCATTATATAGTATATCTAATGAGTATCCACCTGCTGTAGTAAATATTGTATCATAATTATTGACTACATACTCTCGTATGTACTGCTCTATTTTGTATGCATCTATTTCCATCTGTATTTCCTTTTTTAATTAACTATAACACATATATAGTACATAATTATGAAAAAGTAAAACAGAATTTACGCTAAATCATCTGGTGTATTTAAATTATTTTCGTTAATATAATCGTTTACTAATGCAGTTTTATAGAAATTTCCTACTTTATCTAGCATTTTAGACAATTTTACTTTAATAGAAATAGGCTCTAAATCAATTACTTTACTTGCATTGTTTTCATCACAATTTTGATTCAAAAGGATTTTTGCAATGATTCTACCTAATTCATAACACATTTCTTCATTGAATCCACGAGTAGTAATAGCTGCAGTACCTATACGCAAACCTGTACATTCTGATGGTTTTGTATCTCCTGCTATCATGTTTTTATTACATATTATTCCATATGAAGTCAATCTATCTTCTGCTTCTTTACCATAAATACCTACTTTTTTAATATCTAATAAAACAAGATGATTGTCTGAACCTTCTGACACAAAACTAATTAAATTTTCAGTATCTGCACTTTTAATACCTTCTATAATAGCTTGCATATTTTTTAATATTTGTTCTGCATATTTTCTAAAACTCGGTTGCTGTGCTTCAATAAAACATTGGCATTTAGCAGCAATAGCAGCCTGATTACTTCCACCTTGTGTTTTAGGAAATACACCACTATTTAATTTTGTACAAAGCTTTTTATCATTCCATAATATTAAACCACCTCTTGGTCCTCTTAATGTTTTATGTGTAGTTGAAGTAACTACATCGGCATATGGTAATGGTGATGGGTGTACACCGGCTGCTACTAATCCTGCAATGTGTGCCATATCAACCATAATTAAACATCTATTTGATTCAAAATTACTATCTGATGTTACTTGACAATCTTCACATTTACCATTTGGATAATCTTTTTCATTTATACACTTTTCACAAATAGTTTCTGTTTCTCTATCATTATATTCATCGACAATTTGTCTAATTTTCTTAAAATCAATGATTCTTGAATAAGCAGATGCACCAACAATTAATAGTCTTGGATGATAATGATATAATTTATCTTTAATTTCATCATAATTGAGATAACCATTTTTATCTAATCCGTAATAGTATGCGACATATTCTTTACTTGAATCAGAAGCTTTTGAACCATGTGTTAGATGTCCACCTGCGTTTAAATCCATACCTAAAATTTTATCACCTGGTTTTAGCAATCCGGCATATACTGCTAAATTTGCTTGTGAACCAGACCAAGGTTGAACATTTGCATAATTACATTTAAATAGTTTACAAGCATTTTCAATAGCATATTCTTCTAATTTATCAATTATTTCACATCCAGCATAATGTCTACCTTGCTTTGAAACAGACAATGGAAAACCTTCAGAATATTTAACAGAAAAATGTGAGCCCATTAAATCCAATATATCTTGAGATGGATAATTTTCTGAAGCAATCAATTCAATATCATGATTCAAACGATTTACTTCTTCTTTTAAAATTGCTTGTATTCTATTATTAATCATTAAAACTCTCCTTTATCAAACAAGTTATTATTTAGAATAATTACATATAACATTTCTACTAATTAAAATTTTATTTATTTTCTATTTTATAATTACTGTTCTAGAAAAATAGTTATTGTTATCTAATTTTTGTTGTTAAACAATCTAGTAATGAAAATAAAATGAAATGGCGATTAAATCCAAATTAGATCCAGAAATAAAAATGGAATTATTAATTAAGCTTGCTTTCGGTATTCCAATTCAAGACTTAGCAAAAGAATATGACTTATCTGAACCAAAAATAATAAATTTAAGAAAAAATAACTATATAAGATATAATGAATTTTTTGATCACTGGCGTATTGATAAAGAAGTTGCTGTTTTAGGACTTACTCCCAAATATGAAAGAGCATTGAGTGTAGTAAAAAAGTTTTATAAATCAAAAATAAAAATTTTATCAGCTAGTTCTATCCTATATAATGAAAAACCTTGTACTTTTGAAGAAATTTTAAATCTAGCCGATTATATTTTAGAAAAAGATAATATCTTAGATTTTAAAAATTCACCAGTAGAAATAAAAAATCATTATTAATATAAAATAAAAGGAGAAATTTATGGGAATTCAATCAAAATATATTGATATTTCAGGTAAAGAATTCGCTTCTGAACAGCAGTGGGCAGAAAATACAAAAGGTATTTTTATGAATATGCTTGCAGGTGTTAGATGGGATCCTGTTGATAATAAATACAAAATGGCACCTATTAAATATTCTGATGTAAATTTAGAAGGTGAAAAAATTAAATTTTCAAGTGGACAAGAATTTACAGTTGTTTTTTCATGCTTAGCTTCTGACTATGCAAATAAAAAAGAAGTACATGATTTATGGTGGGAAAAAGCAAGCGAACTTGTAAATTCATACAAAGAACAAAAGAAATTAGAGGCTCACATTACATCTAATAACACTGATTTAAAACGTCTTCGTAAAGAAGGTGTATTAAAAGATCAAGAAGAATTAGACAATGAGTAGCAATTATTCTAAAATTAAAACAATAGCTGAAGATACCGAGTTATCTGAATATAAGGTAGCAATGGTATTATATTCGTATTTAACTTGGTGTCTTCAAGAAGTTTTAATTGATGGTAATTCACAAACTCTTTTTGGAAAATTAACTTTAAATGAAGAAAACCGCTTAAAACTAGAAAATGACATACAGGGTCTTATCTCATTAATTGGTAAATCTGATATTAAAATGATTAGAAAAATTTGTGAAGAAGGACCTGATTTTAAGATATTTGAATAATGATTTATACTGAATTTCAAGCAGAAGAAGATTTAAGAGATATAATTGAAGATACTTTTGATACATGTTCTTCAAATAGAGATGAAATTCGTTGGTTAATTACACTTTTACGCGGTTTTATGCAAATTCCAAACAAAAGACATGAAATTTCAGCAGAGAATTATAAATTAAATCTCTGGCAATATCAATTATACCCGATATTAGAAAAATATCGTAAAAAATGGAAATGTAGCAATGAGTAAACAAGAAAGAGGATATTTTACACTTTCTGATGAAGAATTAGCATCTACAGAGATGGTTCTTACTGCTTTTACTATGTTAGAGTCAAGAGGTTATCCAGGATTTACTGAATTAATGGCCATTTTAAACGATCCTACTGTTATTTTAAAAATAATTCGCTTTTTATATGGTATGAAAATAGAAATACCTCCACTACAAGAATTTATAAAGTGTCTAAAAGCTGCTCAATATGCTTTTTGTGATATGCATAAAAAAATACATGTAAATTTACCAGCTAAACCTGCTGATATTAGAAAAAGTTTAAATATTTCAGAAGAAGAAGAAAAAGAATTACTTGAAATTTTTGATCATTGGACTAAATATATGCATGATCAAGGACATGATATTAGAAATTATTTTCATATGAATCGTCAAAATACAAAAAAACGTATTGCAATGACTGTAAAAGGGAAAAAATGGACTTCTAAAAATTACTAATAAAGCTGTTCTATATAAATAGTAATAAAATAAAGGTTTTACTTAACATGAGTGATGATTTACCAAAAATGTGGGTTGAAGAAATTGAGCCAAATTGTGATCCGGTCACTGGTGAAATTATTGAAACTAATACCCAAGCATTAATGCCTATTGAAGAAGAAATGCCTTTACCTACAATATCTGAACAAAAGAATATTGTAAATCATTCATCTATAAATGAAGAAAACAAAGGTATGCTACAAGCTCTTGTAGAAATGAATAATGTGGCAGAAACATTAGCTTTAATTAGAAGCAATGAATCTGCAGAACAAAGAAAAACAGTGATTACTGCTTGGTGTGAAAATTTTATGAATTCTCGTATGAGAAATAATGTAGTGGCAGAAACATTAAAGGCTAAACTTTTAGAGCGTTTATTAAATAATATTGATAACTTAGACTTACAAACTACTGCTCAAATATATAATGATTTGTCTGATGTTTCTAATGTAGATGCACAACAAGCAATGGCAAACATTAATGGTGGAGCTGGAGCAATACCTGGTAATCAAACTGGAACAGTAGTTAATCTTAATTTGGCAACAGGAGAAAATTCTACTGTTACAAATAATACTTTAAACGCTCAACCTCAACAAGTCGGTCAATTAAAAGAAGTAGTTACATTAAATTCATCAATTAAAGCATGGTCTAACATTCCATTACCTAAGAAAAAAGTTATTGATGCCGATTTTACTGAAAAATAAATAACTTTATTTGGAGAAAAAGTTAATGGAGAGCATACCTTTAGAGATTGAACAAAAACTAGAAGATTTGCCATATGTTGAATTTGATGTAAATGAAGAATTTCAATCTGTAATTACTTCTGACCTTTTTTCTGATATATTTAATTTTTATAAAAAGAATTATTTACCAGATATTCTTAAATCTAAGCCAGAACTATATCAAAGAATTAGTTTATATTTATCTCTTACTGGACAAGGCGAAAAATTTGTCGAACAAACTGATGAATTATTATATCGAAGACCTTGCCCAGATATTCATACTTTTCTTACTGATAAATTTTATATGGGCTATAACAATGCTACATTATATCCGTATTGGAAGGAAAAATTAGAAGAAATTTTTCAACCAAACTCTCCTATTAGAAAAACAATATTTGGTGGTTCAATCGGTGTAGGAAAATCAACTGTAGCGAGAAAAGCATTTGTGTATGTACTATAT